AGCCCGAGCCCGAGCCCGAGCAAAAGAAGGAAGAATAAACATATCGCCTTATTATAACTTGCGAATGCGCAATGAAAAAATACAAGGCGATAGCGGTCCCGGTTAGCTTTGCTGACGGGAAACCGAGATTTCTCACAGTGAGGGATTGGCGGTACAAGGATTGGATTTTTGTCACGGGTGGGTGTCGCCGCCGTGAAATATTCAACCCTTTACGCACGGCTCTCAGAGAACTCGAGGAGGAGACTCGAGGTGTGGTTTCCCTTAAGCAAGGTGAATATACAGAGTTTAAGTTTACAGTCAAAGAGAGTCCCAGTGTGGATCTCGAATATAACGTCTTTATCTTTTTCGTCAACTTTTCGAGATCCGAACAGCAACAACAAATCAAAAAGTTTTACGAAGAAAAGCACAAGATGAATCTCAGGAAAGCCCTAAAACAACCCATCAGAAAAACGTACGACGAAAACGATTACATGAGTTACGACACCCTCGAAGAATTTAATTCACGAAAGCGTTGGAAACTCATCATCGATAATGTTTTGAAAAATCCACATTTTTACGCGTGTATAAGTTCTTTGAATAGAAAAACCTTCTCTATTAAATAATGAAGTCGAAGGCTTTTATTTTACGACAGATCAGTGAACTTCTCGAGAAGAATCGAGGCTATTGTGAACAGGAAGTGACCGAGTGGATCACAGAAAATGAATCGAAGACGGTCTACGAATTATTAACCATCAAAAAAGAATTATCTCAAGGTAAAGAATTTCCAGATGTCTCGACCATGCGTTGGTTTAGAGAATAAAGGCGTAACCAAAGTATGTTTAAGAGTTGGTGTGCGTCTCAAAATTTTACTCATGCAGCCAATCTATCACATGTGCTCATGGACGGTGGTGTCCTCTCCGTGCCATTTGATAAATTGAACGAGTTTCATGAAAGGTACGTGGAAGCGGTGAAACGCGGGGAACGTCTTTACGTCGTCGAACAGAAGAGTGAAAGGTATAACTTCTTTGTGGATATCGATTACAAGGATGAAGAAGCACTCACGCTCGACCAAATTAAGGACATCTGTAAAATCATTTGCGACAAGGTGAAACGACACGGTGGTCGTGATTGTCTCATATCCGTGGCGCCTCCAAAAAAGAGTGGTGACCTCACGAAGACGGGTGTTCATCTGAACTGGCCAGGGTTTGTCGTGGATCAAGCTTCTGCGGTGGCTCTCCGAGACCATATTCTTTTGGCTCTCTCCAAAGCGAACGGATCTGTCGATTGGAATGAAATCATAGATTCATCCGTCTATGGAAACGCAGACAGAAAGACGAAAGGAAGTGGATTTCGAATGCCGTGGTCGTACAAGAGAGTAAAACATGACGCGTGTGGTGGTCAGGGATGTGAGGCCTGTGAAAAGGGGAAGGTGGATCAGGTTGCGTATCTCCCACTCTTCGTCTATCGTCCAGGTCCTCCCCTGAGTGCAATTTTGAACGTCAGCCAGGAACCGTGTCCGGATATTCTTAAGATGGCGGTCGTTCGAACGAATGAACCTCAGGTGACCCACGTGGACCCTCCATCGACCAAAATCAAAGAAGGGACGTTCACGAAGGAACAAACGAAAGATGAGATACATAACGAAAAGGTGAAGGGTATGATTGAAGACTTTATTCGAAAAAATATGGAAGGGCAGGGGAACGCATACGTGTCTAAACTTTTTAAGAAGAAAGACACGTACCTAGTCTCGACCAACTCTAAATATTGTGAAAATCTCAAACGGGAACATGGATCCAATCATGTGTGGTTCATCATCAGCGGACACACGATCCTTCAAAAGTGTTTCTGTCTCTGTGAAACACTCAGGGGACGTCGTGATGGGTTCTGTAAAGACTTTTGCGGTCGACGACACCAACTGACTCCTACCATCATGGATCACTTATACCCCAGGAAGGAAGATCTCAAGAAGTGTCCCGAGATTAAAAAGTTTGTCGAAAAGCCGGCGGTGAATCAATCAGACGTGAAACCCCATATCGAAGCTTTCATTCGAAAGAATATGAACGCTCCAGAAGATGCGCGTGTGGTGAGTATTCGCAGAGAAGGAAATAAATACGTGGCGCTCACGACATCTACGTATTGTGAAACGATCCGGGGACTCCATGGTGATGACGTGGTCATGTCTTACGTGATTGACGGAAATAAGATACAACAAAAGTGTCCTAAATGTAAAAAGAATACGTCCAGAACTCATGGTTTACATGCGACCATCGTAAAACTACTTAAACAGAAGTAACTCATAGAACTTAAATGATTACCCGATCAGGACGCAAGATAAAGAAACCCGAGCTTTTCCAGCCCACGGAGCAGGATCTCGTGGACGATTACTCCCCCGATGAACACGATACTGATTTTGATTCGGAACTCGACACGGAAGATGAATGTTATTCTGATGAGAGCGAAGAGGAGGATGACAGTGACGCCGATGAAAACGGGAATCTCAAGGATTTCATCGTCGACGATGAGAGTGAAAGTGAGGAAGAAGACGCTTAAAAAAAACAAAAACTATATTAGAAAATGGAAACCGACATAGGAAATCCCATCGAATATAACCCCACTATTGAAAAGGAGGAGGAACAGGAGGTGCCTCCCCAGTATTACATGGACTATCCACCACCCCCTCCTCCTCCACCACCACAAAATGAAAAGTTTGATTTATTCGATAAAGTAGACAAATCGACATGGATCCTTTGTTTCGCAGTGTTCCTTTTAGGTTTTTTTATGGGGAAAACCATGCAACCAGTGATCCTCAGGTATACTTGAATAAGGCACAAAAGTACCCGTGTCTCCATATATAGGCTTAATTTTCCCCGTAGTATCTCGCTTTATGAGCTGAGTTGGATACCTCGGGATGATAAACGCATCGTCCGTATCTTCTATGAAACCTGCCGTGGTCGAAGCTTCAGGAACTTTTTTGTTTTTTACATCGAGAGTTGGATTAAAAAACAAAATAAAGAAAGCACTCACCAAAATTATCGTCACGATAATCTTGATCATTTTGTTTATTGTATGTGAATATTATTTACGCTGAGGAAACCTCGGGTTCACCCTCCTCCTTAATCTCCTCCATCTTACCATCAGTCGAAGCCGCTGCCTCGCGCTGCTTACGACGTTCCTCAACCTCAGCGGCGACGATCGCGTCCGCCTCCTTGACGAGCTCCTCCATGGGTGCGTCGGGCTTCTCCTTCTTGAGACGCTCCAGAACCTCGGCGGGGTGAGAGATGGGCGCCTCATCGGGCTTGGTGTAAAACTTAGCGTTATCGTCCCCCGGGGTGATCAACTTGGCGTTCATCATCGCCTCCTTGCGCTCCTGGAACATGCGCGCGGCCTGTGCCTGGTTCTCCTTGTATCCAGTCATGATCTCCTCGAGCTTCTCGTTGGAGTAATGCACATCCTCAATCTTCGTGGGATCGGGAGGAATGAGAAGCCATTTATACATATCGACGACATAGATATCGAAGGTGGGATCCTCCTTCTGCAGACGCTTCGCGTGTCGAGCAGCTTCGTCGCGGGTCGCGAACGCACCGCGAATCTTGATACCGAACTTGTCGTTCTTCTGTGGCGCCTCGGGTCCTATGACAGAGAGGCACGCGAAAATCTGACCAGGTACGGTAGTGTAATCGGTCTCGAGAGACATTATAGACATTCGTCGCTTCAAAACTTTAAGCCCTAAGTGTGGATTAAAGATGTGAAACGATCATGAAGTATGGAAGAGATTCGCAAGAACCACAACGAGGCCAAGCGGACACTCATACAGTCCGTGGCTCAGAAGGGACAACACATTCTCGATGTCGGTTGTGGGTTTGGCGGGGATCTTCAAAAATGGTACCGGTGTGGGGTCAACATAAACATGTGCGACCCAGAACCCTCGGCGCTCGTCGAAGCCAAGTCGCGTGCCAAGAACATGCACATACGGGTCAATTTTTATGAGGGTGACATACACAATTGTCCCAACAGAAGGTTCGACATCGTGTGTTTCAACTTTTCGCTTCATTACATCTTTGCCTCGAAAACCCTTTTCATGAGTTCCATCCGGGAAATTAAGAAACGCGTAAAATCAGGGGGGCTTCTCATGGGTATCATTCCAGACTCTGAAAAGATCATCTTCAAAACGCCATACTCGGATGAAGCTGGAAACTTTTTTAAACTCAAAGATC